GTTATCCCTCAAAAATCTTTTCAGCTTCACGCCTTAATGAACGTATGCGGAGACATTCCGGACATCCTGCTCCCGATCCTCCGGTCTTATCAAAATGGGCAGAATGGTTTTGAAATGCCGCCTCACGCATTTTATGGTAGGCTTCTTCAACCTGTTTAATACGGGATAACAATTTACTTGAGCGGATGCCTGATAAATCAGCGTCCTTATTAAAAATAGTGCCTGGTGATAAAAAGATATCTTCCTCTGTCATTTCACCCTCCTTGCCGCTCAGTTCTTTGGAAAATCTCAACCTCCTTAAAACATGGACAATTGCAGATTCTTGTACAGCTGTTTAGCCGGATCAGAAATTGACACTCCCGACTATCGCAACACAGATAGATGTCCCTGCCTATCCCCATTGATGAGGATGGGATGCAATGGCACTTTTCTCGACGGTGAGGACATTCTTCAACTTTCATCGTCAATGACCTCTACAAACATTTTCCATTTCTCTATTTCGGAAATTTCTTTTGCTGTTTTTTTAAACACCATCGCTTCTACTCTAACGGTAGGTTCAGAACCATCTGTCGGATATAATTTAATGGTCATCTTCTCCTCCTTATTTCTCCTTTCCCCCCGCCTGGCCTCCCCTCGAAGCCTCGACCTGGGCGGGGGCAGGCTGGTCCAAACCTATGAGTTCGTAGAGTTCTTGTCTTAACGGATCACTAATGCCATCCCCGTCAAGGTTTCTCCATTTCAAGACTTTCTTAATCCCTCCCCACAACTGTACAATTTCAATCCTCGCCTCAATCAAGAGTTTGGAGAGACGTTCTCTCTCTTGCTCTGATTTTTCCAACTCTACATTCATCCTCCCCATAATCAATCACTCCAGCTGACGGTCAACCCACCACTGAGTTCAATCGTCCCCAGAGCAAAAGGGACCACCATATTAATCATGATCCTATATGGCAAGGAAACCAACGACTTTAGTCGTTGGAGGAATTGCCATCCTCCATATATTGTAGGTTAGAAATTTACAATCAACTGGTTTGATATTCTGTGCTAAACGCTTACCTGTCTCTATCGAATGCAGACTAATTCTATTATTACTAGTTCCACCCACAGAGACCCTTCCATACTTTTTATGTTTAACCAAAGAGCCTCGCTTGAATCCAAGACTCCTTGTGCTTCCATAATCTCTTCTAATACCATTTTTAGTAGGTTGGAGAGCATGGAGTTGTCTACGATGAAATTGTAGAGGTGTTATACAAATCAAATTGGTATTATCTGGTTTCAGATGCCCACCGACATAATCATTAGCAAGAACCCAAGAGTCAACACAATGAGATGAGAAAATAGAATCGAGTCTCTTGCCGGTTTTCTTTAGCCCTAACTGATCCCTTAATTCTTTTGTTTCATAACCTTGCTTGGTTTCCAGATGTCCTAGTTTATTTAATTCCTCATAAAACCAATTCTTTCCAACCTCAAGGGGTGAAAAAGATCGATCCCATTTTCTCTTACCCATCGTCTTGGCTTTTATGTCTTCAACAACAAAAGTATCTATTGGATACATTTTCATTAACCAATTACAAATCCTTAATTTCCAACCCCAACGGGCTTTTGTAGAAGGTGGTAGCCAGGATTTCTTAGACCTATTAGGTCTACAAGCTCTACAAGGAGTTTTACGAAACCTTCTAGCGCGACGCATATTCCTACGTACTTCCACACCATCTTTAACCCACGTCACAGCATCAGCTTGAATATTGAGATAAGTGTGGGCTTCTGATTTAACCGTGAAGCCCTCTTTTTTACTGCCGGGATCAATACCAATAGCAATTACTTGCTTGTTTCTATTTGAGGGTTCTTGATTCAACCGAACACAAAAGATACCTTTTTTCCAGAATCCAGTAGCTTTGCCTTCCTTAATCCACCTCCTTGCACGACTTGATGTTGTTGGCATTTGCGGTTTCTGATCAATGTCTATAACAGGAACTGAAACAGTTTTTGTTGCTGTAAGCCTTGAACTGTTTCCAAAACAAGTAGATACACCCCATCGAGACTGACTATCAGAGAGGTTGTGGGCTTGGGAAGCACCTACAACGTCTTTTGGACTGCCATGTCCAGATAGTTCAGTTGCCTTCAAACGACCATTGCTGATCTTGGCCACTCTAGTCTCCTGCTTTCCCTCGAAACTTTCGCATTGGCATGTTACTCATTTCAGCCCACGAATAAATTCGTGGGTAGTTGACTTCAAGCCCACGAATTTATTTGTGGGTAGTTGACTCGCCTCTACGATAATTCTTCCTTCTGATCCCCATAATTTGGTCACATGAATGTCCCATATCCCTGAATCGTCTGCATAAACTGCGTCGCCGATTGCCTTGATTAGATTATCGAGATCGGGCGTTTGTGAGTGAGCCTTCCCGTCAAACAAATTCTTCTTTTTCTTTGACCATGAATCCGGCATAGGGAGGACAAAAATAACATGGCCACCCGAAAGAGGAAGCTGAACTTTTTCCAATCTGCAAAGATCCGCAAAGCGACGGTACTTGACGACACACTTCCTTTTTTTCCAAACGTCTCCCCGAACCATTCTTGGTTTGGCTACTGGACAAATCTGATATGAGACCGTGGCCATTCAACACTCCTTTTTAACCATGGCGCGGGGTCTTCTCGTCATTTCCGATAAAGGGGGTGAAACAACAAGGTGGGAACCCCGCGCCACGATTTTCCGATTCAGCCATTTGGTGTTCATTCCTTCTCTACTATCTGTCCATATTTTTTCGATTTCTTCATCACCGAATCTGCATACCAATCGAACTTCTTATTCCTTGCATTTTCCGGCCCCGCCTGGTATGCTCTTAGCACCGTCCTCCAGTCCCCAAATCTGTCGAAGAGCTCCTTCAGACAGAGGACCCCCGCCCTAACATTTTGCTGTGGATCATAAATATGCCGGTCCCCTTTCAGCAGCGCATTTTTAGAATAGTTATTAAACGTTGCCGGCATGATCTGCATAATTCCTTTAGCTCCTTTATTTGAAACCTCAAAAGGCCTAAACTCCGACTCCTGTGAGATCACAGCCAGGATCAGCGCCACCGGGACATCTCTCTGCGACATGATCACATCAACAATGTCAAGTGCCTGGCCGACGCTAAGGGATTTCGTTCGCAGTAGCCGCAGAAGATCCTGTTTTAAAAGCACCGAATTAAACTCCATCTTTGACACCTGGTAGGCGGTTGTGACAAGGTCTCTCTCGAGCTTCGCAACATAGGACCATCCAAAACTCAAAGCGATAACGATCCCGATGAGAACGTAGACTTTAAGTATCCGCCCCTTTAGGTTTGATACAACTTTCTCATGATCCGATCTTAGTATCACGCTCATTTCTCCACTCCTTTCGCCTTCTGGATCTCCCTCTGGATTGAACTTCCAAAAATATGACTAATACTTATTTCAAACCCGGTCTGAATAATATGATCCTTGCACTTATCCAGGGACGGAAATTCAAGGCGTTCTCCTGGAGAGAGAATTAAGGCTCTACTATCAAAAGTTTCTATCACTGTTACTTTCTTGTTCCCGTTTAAAAGCGGAAAATGAAAATCTGTCATAAGTTACCTCCTTTTTTTGTTTCGCCTATACTCCTCTCTCCGACAATTTTTGTGATATGTCCGGAATTGTCTAATCCTCCTTCCAATCCCAATTTCCGTAGCATATTCTATCCTTCAACCAAATGAGTTTTATTTTGCCAAGCATTCCATTTCTGTTTTTTGCAACGATTAATTCGGCGTTCATTTCTTTAGGCTCTCGGTGCAAAAAGCAAACAACATCTGAACAATATTCAATGTCACCACTCTCTTTAAGGTCCCCGAGAACGGGCTGGGCCTTCTCTCCCTTTTGGTCAATGTTCCTTGACAGAGAAGAAATTACGATCATCCCCACCTGAAACTCTTTTGCTACTTCCTTAAGTTGCCGGATAATATGAGAGATTTCTAAATGTCGAGAACGAAATTCCTTTGTTTCGCTCATTAACTGAAGGTAGTCAACGAGAACCACCTTCACACCATTCTTGATTTTTAGGGTATTAAGTCCTTTTCTTATTTGGGCAAGGTTGAAGGCTACCGGAGATAGTATAAAGAAATTTTTGTCTATATTAGAAAGTTTGTTCATTGATAGGGAATACGACAATCTCTGCACTATTTTTATTTCGCTCATCTCGAAAGAAACCAACCCAACCGGAATGGATTGGGCCATATATGCAAGGATCGAGGCTCCAAAAAGAGACTTTCCTGTCGAAGATTTCCCGGCAAGCACCATCAAATCTGTAACCTCAAAAGAGACAATCGCATCAAGATCGCGGTATCCAGTTTTAAAAACTTCTTTTTTTTCGTCTATTTTCTCTATTATCTTTGAGATAGTTTCAATATTTACAGGTTTCCCTAATCTCCGAAGTTCTAAAATTCTCTCTTGTACCTGATCGTATTCTCTTTTTTCCACGGAATCGGTGATATCATCTTCAAGATTTCTTTGCTTCAAAAGAGTTGCATAATGAGAGGCAGGGAAAAGAGTTTCGTCAGTTTCGGTAATTATAGCCGAGATGTTTTTTGGCCTCCCCATCTCAAAATATAGGGATGGAAGATCAATATCTTTGCTCCCTTGTTTCATTCTTAGGATCGTATCAAAGGAATGCCGATAAAGAGTGTTTTGAAAATCATTCCTTGAAATAATCTCGATAACAGCATTAATTTCCGCTGGGTTAGTTAGCATCCTCCAGATGAGATATTTTTCAATATTTAAATCCATTTCATTCTCCTATCGTGGGGAGGTGGGAATAAGGGTCTCCTTCATTTGGGGTTTCTAATGGCTTATCAATTCTATTTAACCATCCTATTACGCTTCTTCTCGTCATCTTCCAACTCCTACCCTTCGGTGTAAGTTGGTATCCTTTCATCTTTTGAACCTGAAAATCTATATCCACCCAAGTATAAATTTCCCGTACTTGTTTCCAGAATTCTTCATCTACTAAAGTTGAAGCTATCTTTCTAGTTATCTTTTGTATGTTATCTATTGTGGGTACCTGATCAGGTAGCACCCTTTTACCTGATCTGGTAGCACCCCTGCTACCTGCTTGGGTAACTGCTACCTGTTTGGGTAACACCTTCCATTTATCAAAATCCTTTTGGAATCCATATGTTATCTCCAGGGTGTTACCTGAATGGGTAACAGTGCTACCTGTTTGGGTAACACCCCGTATAATAATGTTACGCTGAATAAGTCTTTTAAGCACCCTGGGTACATGCTGCCTCAAAATACCTGTCATTTCTTCGAATTTTCCAAGAGAAATCCAATCTTGTTTTTTATCCCACCCGTAAGTTTTCCTAAAAATTATCATAAGAACTCGCCATTCATCAGGGCTTATCACTTGTCTTGCAAGAGCTTCTAAAATTTTGTGTGATATTGGTGTATAACCATTTTCTTTTTGAGGATTTGCCATTAATCATCTATCTAAAACGTCACAACCAAGGCTGTGTCGTTATTTTTTGGATAGAAATACTCGTCATCCATAAGTCCATTTACTACCACGTTGAACATATAGGCCCAAAGGCAGAATGGACAAAACCAGTGGGTTGCCTCGGGATTGTCGTAAGACTCCTTCTCCCCCATCACTGTCCCGCAGACGCAGCATTGAGATATCATATCGGCCTCTAAGCGTAATCCTCCTGGACCTCCACCTGACTACCATTGGGTCCCTTGGAGAATACAAGCCTTGTCGGGAAAATATCTTGAGCCCGATCAATATGTGTAATTATTCCCATAAATTTAAAGCGTTTCTTCAATTCTCTCATCGCCTCTTTCATGTCCTCAATGCCCTCAACATCAAGAGGCCCAAAAGGTTCGTCCGCTATCAGGGTATCAATCCGGGTTCCCCTACGGTGGGCAAGGACCTCGCTGATCGCAAGTCTAAGCGCCATCGCCACCCTAAGCCTTTCCCCTCCCGATAGGAGTGGGTAGATTTTAGAACCTTCGTTATCCAGAATGGCCAGGTTAATCTCATCCTTGACTTTTTTGGTCGTCTTAGTCGTCTTCTCCGTCTCGATCTTTACGGTGAGTCCAGATGAGCTGATCATCGACAGGATCTCGTTGGCAATCTTCTCTACCGCTCCAATCCCCCGCGCAACCAGCATATAGGGAATCTGTTTGAAGGCTCCCTCAAGAATCTCGTAAACTGCCTTTTCTCCCCCGATCTTCTCAATCTCCTTCTCGCTTTCCGAAATTTGACTCTTTAGCGTCTCGCCCTGGCTGATCTCCGCCTCGATGAATCCTAATCTCTTTGTAAGGCTATCCTTCAAACCCGTCGCCTCACCGAGATTTTTTGCAATTGATTGCACTTCCGATTCGAGAATAGCCTTCTCGTCCTGTTTTTTGGTCAACCGCTCGATATCCACGGATGCCTGATCTCTTTCCGCTGCATGCTCATATGATCTTCCTTCAATTTCGATAGCCTCCTCTTTAAGCGCCGGGAGTTCCTTCCCAGCCAGATCGATCTCAGGGACAAGCCTTGTGTATCGCTTAATCTCTGTCAGTTCGGTCCTGATCCGGTCTATTTCGGTTCTATGCCCGCCCTTTTTGGCGTTAATTTCCTTATCCTTTCCTTCCTTTTCAGCAATTAAAAGCTCTACTTTTTTCCGGATATCCCCTATCTGGGATAAGCACTCGGTCTTCTTCTCTTGAAATTGACCCATTGCAGCCTCAATGGAGGCCATTCCTGACGCTATCTGACGCTTTTGTGTCAGGATTTGATCTTCGAGTTCCGGGATTCGCCGTTTGGCCTCGACCGCATCCTTGATGAACCGGCATCCCTCATTGACGTATTGGGGATCGAAATCAGGATGGCAGGATACGCCCTTGAGCTTGTCGGCATCCAGGCGGAGGTGTTTCAACTCCTCTTCTTTTCGACCGATCTCCGCCTCCGTCTTGTGAAATTCTTTTTCTTTGGTCTTGGCATCCAAAATCTGGGCCTCAATCTCAGCCTTAGCCTTTTCTGCTCCATCAATCCCGACTTGATGCTCATGTCTGATCGTGTCTATTTCTGCCCGCAGGCCCTCAAGGTGTTTGTCAAGCGTCTCGGTTGCTCTTTCTATCTCCTCAAGGAATACGGTTTTCTCTTTTTCTTCCTCTACCTTCGCCAGCACCGTATCTCGGTTTTTCAGAATCTTCTCATACCGCTCGATCTTGGCCAGGATCGCCGTATGCTGCTCCGATGCCCTCTTGATCTCCTGTTCCGCCCGGGCCTTCAGTTCTTTTGCTTTTTGAAGGTCATGCACCAAATTCTCAAAGCTTCCTATCTTCTGCTGGAGCAATCCCTTCTTCTTCTCAAAGACAGACACCAAAAGAGATGCCTTTTCAAGTTCGGTCTTTGTCTTCGAGAGTTCCCCTTTCTGATTGTCGATCTCCGAGATCCGCAACCTCATCGATGCAATCTTTCCGTCCAAGGTGGCAATTTCGGATTTGAGGCCGGTCCATGTGTCCCTGGCGATCTGTGCCATGGCCTCATAACGGTCCAGGTCCCAGATGGTGCTAAATAATTCCATTCTTTGAGAAGGGGACGCAGAGCAGAAATATTCACTTTCACCCTGCGGAAGGATTGAAGTCCTGGTGAGAAGGTCAAAATCAATGCCTATAGTTTTTTCAATAATGGATTGAGTTTCCGCAATCGTCCCCGCTGTGAGTTGGATAACCTCATTATTTTCTGGATTGAGTTGCAGAAATTCTAAGCTCGATGAACCCCTGGCTGTTTTTTTGCTCCGTTTTCGAATTACTCTGTATTTTGATCCGTCAAGAGAGAAGTCAACTTCTACCGTCATGAGGTCTTTGGACCCTGTTACATACCCGTCAATGTCTCCACTTCTCCCTTTTCCAAAAATACACACCAAGAGTGCATCAATAAGCAGACTGCTCTTTCCGGTTCCGTTGGGGCCGATAGCAATAATGGCGGGATAGCCACTTAAATTAATTTCGCTATTATGATGACTCATAAAGTTCTGTGCCTTAATTCTGTCAATTTTCATCTTTTGCCACACCCCTCCTCGCCTGCCATACCAAGCCTTGCCCCAGCACACCCCGCCTCGCCCGTCCCCAACGCGACGCTCCCAACCAGGCTACTTTTTCGCTTCATTAAATATCCCTTCTACTTCTTGGGCTGCCAATATTAGTCGATCCAAAAAAAGAGCGATACCGTCTCTTGATGTCGCCCATAGTTTGATCGCCTCTTCAAGACTTAATTCTTCACTGGTATCCCCACCGTTGCCGCCTGCGGTATCACTTTCAATTTCGATGGCATTCTTGAGGAAAGGCATATTCAGGGCCTTCATCTTTCGGATAATTTCATCATACTCGTGTTTCGGAATCTTCCCTTTAACTCTTACGGCAGCATCTGGAGAGAAATGTCCATCCTTCAAGAATTCTTCTGGATTTACCGTCACATATTCGCGGGCTGGTAGTTCGATGAACTGTTCAACCGGTTTTTCTCCTGGCTGGATGTCGTAGACTTTGAACCCGACCTTTTGATCCTGTTCTCCAAAACCGTTTCTTGCAATGGAGCCTGAATAATAGGGTTGCGGAGCGTGTAGATGCCCCAAACAAACAATATCGAATGGTGCAAGAAATTCCTCTCGAACGCTGACATCGAAGACGGGAACATTCTGCTCCTTCGAATATGATCCCCCTCCGACCGTGAAATGACCAACCAGGATGTTCACCGCATCCCGTTCGATCATGGATGAAAATCCAGAAATGGTTTCTTCCAGCTTCCCAGAAATATGAATTGAAATTTCTTCTGGGGACATCAATTTAAGCTGTGGGTCTTGTTGAAAATCGGACCGTCTAGGATATGGATGGACGAAAATCTGAACCTTAGTGTCTTTGATAATTAGGGAGAACACTTCTGGCTGCTCAAAAACGTAGATACCGTTACGCCTCGCAAGTGTTCCAAATGGGGCAAGGGCTGAAGAGGTTGAACTCTTTCCATCATGATTACCCCGAATCAATACAACCGGAGCCACTTCTGCCAGCCGTTCAATCGTTTGGACAGCGGCACGGATAGCAATATTCTCTGGATTGGCATTGTCGAAGAGATCTCCGGCGATTACTGTCAGATCGACGTTTTCACTTTCTACATATTCGCAGATTTTTTCGAGGGCCTTGATTCGATCCAGTAAGGTAATATTGATTCCATTCTCCAGGACAAATCTCCCAGCCACGTTTCCGCGTTGGCTGAGATGCCAATCGGCACTATGCAGGATTTTGATAGTTTCCATGACCTATGCCTTTAACTAAAAAGGTATATCTGAATCCTCCGGTGAGTCGTGTTCTTCATGGACCCCGCCTTTATACTCCTCGGCATGCCGGATAAGATCCATGATCCACTGGGGGGTCCCCTCTGGCACTTCTGCTCCGTCTTCAAAGGAAAAAAACTTCAAGGGATTTTCTGTAGTAAGTTTGGTCCCACCTGGAGCTTTTGTGATGGTTGCAATGTTCGCGTAAATCTTTTTGTCCACCTCATTGTGCAGCACCTGGATTTGACAGGGTGCGCCCAGAAGACGCTTGAGGTCAAACCCTTTCAATTCCTCATCGGAAAACTTCTTCCCCCGCCAGCTTTCCAGGTCCTTCCGGAGGTCCGCTTTTTTGTGCAGGCTGAGCCTGTACCGCTTGCTAATTGCCCGCGGGAGGTTCATCTTTTTGCCGTCACGGTCAAAATCTCCTCGACATCCGGGAATTTCCCAGACTATCAGAACTTTGTGAACGGATTTTTCCCACCGTTCGGAAAATTGTGTTCCCAGATCCCAAATCCCGTAGCAAATCGCCAAGTGAAGATCCTCCGGGATTGGCGTAAAATCCCCACCGATTTTGTCTCTTGCCATCAAACTCATTTTTCTTCCTCCTTTCTTTGTGCAGTTGAATTGCAACTCATTGCCGTTCTTGACATCAGTCCCACCAATCAATATTCGCCTTCTTCTTTGTATCTGCCCACCATCCAGGAGTTTGTATGTAATTTGAATAACCTTCAACTTCATCAGGGAAACCCAGTGCGAGCCTTTCAAGATTCCGACCATCTGCTCTCGTGATTGCCGTAATAAGAGCCGTTTTGAAATCTCCCAATAATCTAAATTGCCACTTGATAATGAATTCCTCTCCGGGAGTCAAAGAATTAAATTGAATTTTTGATATATCCATCATCTTCTCCTTTTACACCTTCAGCGCTATTTGCGTACAACTTCGAACATTCCATGAGTACCACTTGATTTAGGAGCGAAAGGTCTCATTTCTCCAAAACCACAATGAAAGCCCGCCTCAGACAAAAGCATTGTCTGGGCTATTTCCTTTTTGGGGATCCCGCAGGTATGAAAACAATAAATGAGGTAAGAATCAAAACTCTCATATGTTTCAAAGTCCTCGAATTTTTTGGCATATTCAAAGAGCGGAAGAACATTTTCTACTGTTTTATCTTTGCTCATTTCGCTCACCTTAAAGTCAGTTAAATTGGGTTAAATTCACTTAAAATCCATGCCCCAAAGATTTCATTGATTTTCGGCTTGCACTGGTTCAGAATTTTTGATATGTTGATTTATCCTTTTATCCGTCTCTTTTTTGGCATTTTCCGGAGGCCAAATCTGCTCGACAGGTCGCCCGATTGCGGCTGCAATGGCCTGACGAATGCGGGGGTTTTGGCGAAGACCCTTAATTACGGAATTAACTGCCGGGACTGTAATATTGAGGTTTTTAGCCACGGAGGACTGGGTTACATCGAGGAGCTTCAGCAGAATAATGATCTCTTTTGGACTCATAAACTATCCTTTAAAAAGACGGCTGATATAGCGTCTCGTGCTGAGCTTGGAAGCCCACAGCTTCCAGTGTTCAATGTCGTATCCGCTGCCTTTACATGGTTAAAATGAAAGGAGAAAGTGGACATGGAAAACAAAGTCGAAATAGGATTTGGCATCGCAGGATTCATTCTTTCTATCACCCTCCTGACAAGGCTAATCAAGAAAGAAACCATCACTCTCAAAGACGCTAAAGAGATTCTCTCCCTTGCAGGCAACTTTTCAGAAAATCCAGAATTGCTTGCCGGAGATCCTCAAGTTCTTCAGGCATCAGCTGATGCCTTAAAGATTGCTCAAGGCTTACTTCAGACTCTTTTGAATCAAGAGTCTCCCGGAGCATGAATGTGAGCCATTGGGGGAATCTTTCGAGCAATGGATGATTAATTTTTAAAACTTGATCGTTCATGATTTACTTATTTACCACAATGATTGTTATTTGTCAAGTAAAAAATTCATCATAATTAATTTTGTTTGTAACTATATGATATCAAAAGATAATATTCATGATATTTTTTTAACTGATTATCTGATGTTTGAAATAATTGAAGGACATCTTATCTTCTCCTCCCCATTAGGTCAACCCAGCGTTGAATTTTTTGGCTTTCATAATATCTCTTTTTTGTTTTGCTTTTATCAATTCATTTCGCAATTCAGTTAAATTCCATTCTCTTTCTTTGCGATTTGTCCCACGTGGTTTTTCTGGAATAAAAAATAGATCATCTTCATTTCCAGATTTAACGAAATCCTTGAGATCATTTAGATGATCACGGTTCCAGAAATATGCCTTAGCTGCATCACCATATTTTAATTTAGAATGATGCCATTCCGATGGAGCAAGATTCTTTCTTAGCCAATTTTCAGAGATGCCTAAATATTATGCTGCCTCTGGAGTCGTGAGCAAATCCTTATTAACTTTGGCTTGATGATAATTGATACTACCAAATTTCCCCATCACAAAAGTCCTCTTACATACTTTTCGAGGTCCCGCAATTCCTTCCCCGGCTGGGCATACCAATAACCATTGGCCCAGATCTCCAGAACCGCCTTTTGGTATGATGTGAGATCCGCAATTTTCTCAATCAGGATCTCTCCGTCCACCTCCCATTTGCCGTCCAGATGGTCGAGGGCGATCCCGTCCGACACCTGGGCATCTAGCATGGGCATCCCGGGTGTAAGAATCGTGGCATTGTAGACATCCACGATAAGAAGCAATTCCCCATGGGAGAATTTTCCCTTAATCTCCAACATGGCCCGCTTGTAGAGTTCGGGGAGGCTTTCAAGCATAAAAACTACTCCCGCATTAGTGTTGGCGAAATGGTCCTTATACCACTCTGCCGTTCCCTCTCTGACTCTTGGTGCAATGATCTTTTTCTGCATATTAATCTCCTTTCTCCACAAATGTTTTCAGTGATTTCGTTTTGGGCTCAACATTAATCAGCGTCTGCAATTTTCAGAGCATACAGCCGATATTCTCCTGGTGGCAACATTACCACCGGATGGCTGGTGTGCAATACCGTGATCTCGTGATCTGATTTAAAATATCTCCCATTTCGTTGGAGACTGATACTCGTGATCTCATGAGACTCACGAGGAATCCATTTCTCTTCGGGATGGAGTTCCACGGCGGGGAGTGTTTTTGGAATTGCCTCACCGGAGTAACATCCGCATGGATAGGCTTTTCCTATCGCTTGATAATCCGCATGATAGGGATATCCGCAATGATCGCAAATGGTTCTCTTCCCCGGAATTTTTTCCGAGCAAAACAAGAGATCGCCCTGTCGCTGGCAATTGGCGAGGGCAGTTTTGGAGATATCAAACAGGTTTTCCATCGCCTCCTCAACCGTGCTGTCCAGCCCGGCATCTCCAAATTGGTCATGGGATTGAGGGAGATTCTCAACCCTGTGCCCCCACTCATCCCCGTTGTCGTCAATCCCGCAGAGATAGCCTCGCCCGGTTCCCGTGAGTTTGTGTCCCCAGTCGCCGGAATATCGCTTGTAGGAGACCGATTCACACTCCAAAAACAGGGCGGCGCGCCATTTCTCGGAGACATCGGCAAGGTAATTTTTATCAAACGGGGGGTGGAAATAACCTTTAAGGGTGTCCTTGTCTGCCTCCCAAAATTTTCCGGATTTGAGAGCCTCAGCGTTTTTGGTAGCCAGTTCCCCCCGCTCGGTTTTTTTGCCTGCCAAATAAATGGAGTTGGATTCCCGGAGTTTCGGGATGAGGGCTTTTTGCTGCGATTGGAGGTCGGTGATCTGGTTGCGGATTTCGGCGAGGTGTCGTTTGCCGGTCACGGCGCGGTAATCACTCAAAAATGCGGTTCCGGTTTCGGTCAACCAGAGATTTTTAGCTTCGGTGCGCCGTTCCGGTCCTGTTTTGGTTTTTGCGCTGATAGGGATGGTCACACGGCTGTTGCCCGTTTTCAGCTCGGAGGTTTTGGAGATATCACGGGTTAGTGGCCACATGGAGCTCCAAAGTTCACCGTTTTTCCCGCTCAAATCCCTGGGGGAATTGATCTCATCCACGGGCACTCGGATCGTCCACTCCGCCCTCAACCTCAACTCCGCCTGCACGGAACTGTCGGAGGTTCGGTAAGTGGAGATCACCTGGGATTCGTCTGATGTGATTTTGCTGATTTTGTCCGTGATCATCTGTGCTCGTTTTTCCGTTTTCATCGTTTTCTCCTTTCAGTATTTTATTTAAAAACTACCCTTTTTCACGTCTGTATTCACGACAATCGAAAAATGTCAATGTGATGCTGGGGAAGGTGTGGGGGTTAACTTTCTAAATCCATTCTGCGATCATGTAATTTTATTGGAGCGTTAAATTCTGGGAAGATCCCGTTTGAAGTAAAAAGGATCGTGCCGCCAAAGGCATATTGACCAGGGATTGAAGGTTCAGCATAGGTATAAAGAGTGCCGTAAACATTCTTAGTTTTAATAACAACCTCTTCCCTTCCGACATCAGCCCGGCCATTAAAAAGGTTGATTACGCAATCATAATCGGTTGATCGATAAATCTGAATATCTCTCATTTTCAATCCCTTTCTCCCTCGCGGGTGGTTAAGGTTAAATAACTGGGCGAACGTAACTTTTATCTCTGGCACAAGTAAAAAACTGGTCAGGTCCGCATTTGGAATTAAACTGAATCCGGTACGATTTTTTGTGGATACTCAAGACGGTCCCTTCACCAAAAATGGTATCAATAACTTTGCTTCCCTTGCTAATAAGTTGGTCAAGTGCTTCTCTTTTAGCTTGTCTTTCTTTCTCTGCATCCCCAGCTACCCGAACATTGAGTAAGTTTTTCGCTTTCCATCTGAATCCTTTTGCAACCTGGAGGCTTTCAAACGCTCTATCATCGGCCTTTATCATCTGCGCTCTGAACGGGATATGGCCGGGTTGGGTGATGAAAGCCCAGTCATGCCGGACTTCTGAATGACTGTTTAACTGAGCGTTGGCCTCCCGTTCTCTTTTCCCTGCCCATTCTTCATATTTCTTCGCTTTGCGTTCGGCCTTCGCAAGTCGGAAAGTCCTGATTTCTTCTGTGTCTTTAGGTTCGCATCCAACACAAAAGATGCCCATGCTTTTCTCATACATGGCAGGTTGACCAACTTCTAAGAACTGCCCGCATTTCTTGCATTCTCCTTGATATTTAACGATTAATTGGTTCATCGTATCCTCCTTTCCTCACGTCTGTTTTCGTCGCGCCCCATGCGGGCGCGTGGATTGAAACTGATTTCTTTTTCATTCGCTCTCCAATCCTGATTTAAGGAAACCTCCCTCGGTCAATTCCTTATCCGTCCAGTCTACCCTAAGAGCCTCCAACATTGTCGGGATTGTTTCAGACGCATATTTATTTTCGAGAGTCTGGAGTTCTGCCCTAAGTTCCTCCATCCGTTCAATTTCTGCCTGTGCGGTCCAAATGATATCTGGGATTGCTACTGCTTGGGGAAGGCTTTTGTATAAGGTCACTAAATTCATTTGTCTTACCTCCTTCGTCTCGGAATGTTATTTGGTATCAATTCTCACTCTTCAATTCATTTTTCACCCAAACATATGTTTCAGGCCACGATTCCATTTCCGGCATATTTAGGATTTCATCGATGGCCATACCATCCCGAATTGCCTCTGCAATGGTCTCATGATCCGTCCAGGGTTTCCGTTCATCCTCACCCCACTCCTCATCCGTTTGGCACCCTGACATTAATTCCTCTGCAATTTGGTTTCTCGTTTTCATTATTTCCTCCTCTTTCAGCAGAACGCCCTCCGAATGGCGTCTGCGGTCTTGGGGTCAATTCTTCTGGGCGATCTGTTGCGATTTCTTCCGGCGTTGTGCTTCGCCGGGTGCTCATGGAGCAACTTAGATTCCCATTTGTAATCCATAATTTCCTCCTTTTGGCGTTTGATTTTTTAAAGCAAACAATCTGCAAGAGCATCTTGATCTTTGCAAATCGTCCCGTCCCAATTTTCATAGACCGGCGAGAGGCCTCGTTTCCCAGCCCAGATGGTCAGGCGGTTATGTTTGACCGAGTACACATAATGCTTGCGATTAATGGTCTCTCCCGCATCATCAAAGGACTCATCCTCAACAACGATTTTGGAGTAATTGTTACCCGTCATGCGCTCAGCTTCAGCCAATATTTTTATGCACCGATTGAGGGTGATGGGTTCGGACATATCAACAGTCAGATTGGTATGGGAGCCATCGGGGTTGATCTTGTAGACGATATACCCACTTTCACAATCCCGTGGTCCCTTGGCAGCGGTGTCCAATTTTGGGTTGCTATCCATCTGCTTATGATGCTTACTCCATCCCATTACGCTAATAAATCGTTTCATTTTCTACTCCTTTCCCCTTTCTACCCGGTGTTATGTCGGGGTGGGCTGAGTTTAAGTTATAATTCTATTTTAATTATTTCTACGTCTTTATTATCTCTTTCGTAAATGTAGTGGCTATCGTGCATGCCGCAATATGGGCAAGTCATCAAGGGATATGTTACCCTTGTCACTCCCTTGTAATACTCGCTTGCTTCCCCGTTCAATGGTGCAGTAAATGACCTTTGACATCTGTTGCAATTCAACGTGTTAGTGTGGGCTTTAATTTTCATTTTCTATTCCTTTCAGCAAAATGCTCGGCGAATTGCTGCCGCCGTCTCATCAATCAATACTCCCGTTGGCTCCTCATAACATTCCGCCAACGTGCGGTATGGGCAAGTTGGACAACCGCACTCATCCATCTTACCTTCAAATCTAAATATTTCCTCCTCCCACCTGCAAGCCATTTTCTTTCTTCTTTCCGGGTGTCATGCCCACATCCGTCGGATTGCTTCCGCTGTTTCGGGATCAATTCTCCTGGGCGATCTGTTGCGATTTCGCCCGCCATCAGCCAGCCGATCATAGGAGAGATGGAGCAGTTTTTCTATTCCTGTCTCTCGATCCTCCCTCTCATACTCTTTTTTGATCTGATTAGTTTTCATCTTTTACCAAACCATTTCCACTTCCGGAAGTCCAGAAGTATTAGAGTTGACTCCGGGGTTAACAGTTACCATCGTAAGGCGGATGGAACCTACTTTAGTTATTTGCATTCCCATGGAACCGACGGTAACTTGATAACCCAATTTTCTAAGTTGTATTGCCCTTCTACGAGCATCTCCAGAAGCAGATTCGTAAGATTCCTGACACCATCTACCTTGATTTACTTGTCCCAAGCATTTCATCTTCTTTTCTCCTTTCTGATTTTTGGTTTTCTCTTCCATCTTCTTATCTCCTTTATATCTTATATATTGCAAGATATATACCAATGCAAGCAAAAAGATAGAAAAAAAATAGCTAATAATATCAATAGGATAGTCATGTTTAGATTGTGAAGTATTGTTACAAGCTGGTGAAAGTGTGAAAAAAGGTAAAACTGGTGACGTTTTTTGGATTAAAAAAGATAAGTAAAATCAATAAGATATGAGTGAATTGACAAAATTTGTTATGGGTAAGATGATCAAAAAATAGGTTGATTCTTATAAGTAGGCAATATTATTTAGATTTTACAATTAATTTTTTCCAAGGAGTAGATGATTTTTGATTCTCATCAATTCCACCACAGTAATGATCCACACCACCATATTTTGTGAGGACTCGTATCAACAGATTTTGATTCACACACTTCACCCTCCCGCCCTGATCCTGAATCGCTTTTTTTCTCGATAATTCTTCTTCAATGGCTGAAAATTCTTCTCCTGCACGGGTTGAAATCATACAAAGCACCCTATTTGCAGGGGAGAACACTCTCGACCTTTCGGTCAATATCATCTCCCATTCTCTATTTTCTGTTCGATCCCTTTTCCCTTTGCCGTGAAATATGTTAATCCATTTTTGTTGATATGGTCTATCCCAATGGATTCCATCAAATTCCATCGGGGTGTGTGGATTAGGCAGAAACACTGAAGGAGAAGGTTTGACTACAAAATCTTGAATCCCTGGAATTTTATCAATCTTTTTAAACAAGATATGGAAGGCCATCCAGTCTTCTTCCGTTTCTCCTGGAAGGTCCAGGATAAAATAGAGAAAGATTCCTTTCCTCTTTTCTTTTATAGCCCTATCTATGGCCTCAATAATTTGTTCATCCTCATAAGGCTTCCCGATTGATTTTCTAAGCCTCTCCGATAAACCCTCTATGCCTACTCTTGGAACAGCATCCGATTTTTTAGAGATTCGATCAAGGCGAACATCGCTATCCTCACGGTGCTTACCTAATCGGTGACACATATCTGTGATTTCATCATTTCGAGAATGCAAGGTCGGTTCGGGAGAAAAGCAGGAAACACGCGGAGATTTTGTTTTCTTTAATTGCTCATATACTTCATCAAATGGCACTTCTCGGTATGGTTTCAAATGAGAAACCGCACAGAAGTGGCATCTAAATTTACAGCCCCTTGCAATCTCAATTCGAGCAATTCCTTTTTGGTTTTCTAAAAGAAACCCTCTAAGCGGGTCCACATTTAGCCACTCCAGGGGAGGAGATTCTTTACCCTCAATAATTTTGGGAAGGATCTCCTCACCGTCACCACAAACTACATAATCAGCATAGGCCTGAAATGGGACAGGATTAAAAGTGTTAAAACCACCTACTATGATTTTTGGTCTTTCAGTATCTCCTTTCCTAATTCCTGCTTTTCTCAGAAAATCTGCCAATAAATATATATGTTCCCACCAAAAGCAAGAGAAGAGAAGCCAGTCAACATATTTTGCGGTTTTGGAAGTAACCCTGAAAAGGTTTTCTTTAGGAAGGCTGTTTAGGCATAAGGCCATACCGTAGGAAAAGTCATCCCGGCCAAAAGAAAGATATAGGATTTTTTCATTTTTTCAAAGACATTCAAAATCTCTTCACGCTTCCCAAGCCACATCCCTGGATGAAACGAAATGCGAGCAATGATATTAGGATCTTTTTCAGGAATCATCCCACCACCATTCCCGCCTTGCTCTTTCTCTTCAAAGAACTCTTTCTCAAATTTTTCAAAGTCTATCTCCGGCAACTCCACATCAAACTTGATATCATTCAATTCCAATCCTTCCGAGTTCATGAATTCATAAAGCCCCTCGCCGGTCACATTGGCATAAATGGCCGAATAGATTAGCACCAATTTGGAAGCCTCCTTACGGTTACGGCACGCTATAAAATTGGCGGGCAGTTCTTCGGGTACGGTATAACCTTCTTTCTCCAGTTCCATCATTACCTTGATCCGGTGGTATCCATCAAGGCAGTAAAGCTTCCCGTTGTTTGCCCAGACATTCAAGGTCTGAACGAAGGAGTTGTCTATGAGCGATGTCTTTAGTCGCCCGTAGGATTCCTTGGACATCTCCTTCAGGTCCTTGGTTTGGAGTATCTCCAGGGCCTTCCATTTCACGGGCTCGGTCTTTACGATCTTCGATTCAATGGAGCGATTGTCTTTCATATGAGGTTGAACTCCACAAAAGACATGGTTCGACCTTCATTGGTTCGCATTGCTACACGACACCTCTGGCCGCTCTTCCCGAGGTTCCCCCGGTGGCTTTGATTATGTTCTGTTTCTGCAATCCAAACTTCAGAATATTCTGAGCTGCAAGGTGATCTCTGTCATGGACTACGCCGCACGTCTCACACGTCCACACACGGGCCGGGATGGAATACCGCCAGGATAAGCGGCGCGGGCCACGAAATTTTTGCAATTGTAGTCACCACCGAGATTCCAAGGATATCCATCCCGCATTCTGCAATTGTAACAATGCGGGGGCTTAACTATGCTAATCCGGTCATATTTACAGCAATTAAAATGAATCGAATTCTTATTCATATAACGGTTCGCTTTACTGGCTGGCGGGCGGGGTAGTATCCGCTTCGGGAGCAGTAAAACCTTCGAGTGTAGATTGACTCGGTAAGTCGGGAGAATCCCCGACAGTCCAGTGCAAGCGGTTGTTAGAAGGCGTATATGAATTAAGCCTTAAGACCGCCGATTGAAAGATACCTTCGTCTTTTTCAATACCGATTGAATTGCGCCATGTTCGTTCAGCCGCTTCAATCGTTGTGCCTGAACCCATTGCAATATCTAAAACTGTTTCGCCTTCGTTGGTGTATGTTCGGATTAGGTATTCATACAGGGCAACGGGCTTTTGGGTTGGGTGAATTTTGCCTTTACTGTTTGCCACGCTTCCAAACTTCAAAACAGATTTAGGATTTACAAAGTTTGGGTCATATTGTCTTTTTACCTGCTTTCCAAGATGAAAATGACTTCCTTTTGTGGATGAACCGTTTATAGGAGTTTTCGCTCTAGCCTTACCGCTTGCGCTTCTTACTGCCATAATTTTATTGAAAGTTGGCTTCGAGTTTCCAAATATCAGAATATTTTCGTGATACTTCATCGGCATATAAGAACTCTGCGCCACACCTGTTGGGATTGTCTTTTCCCAAATCCATTCATATTTGAAATACTTTGGGTTAGACATAATCAACGCGCTTGTAAATGGCTGGCTTGAAGTGGTAATGAAAACGCCGCTTGACTTCAACACTCTTTGCACCTGCTCCCACATCGGGACAAACGGAATAATTGAATCCCATTTTATAGAAGTTGTGCCATACGGGATGTCTGTGATTATTGCGTCAATACTTCCGCTGGGGATGGAAGGTAAGACCGCGAGACAATCGCCGTTGTGCAAAGTGAACATGTTTTAGCCTTCTAACCATTGATTAACTTGCCATTTTGCCCTGATAATGCGATAATAGTCGGGTTTTCGGGCAGTTTTGCCCGATGCCCGGTATCAGTGATTTGCCAATAAATTATAAGGCGACAAATGCCGGGAGATATTTCAGAACCTGAGTCCAGACCTGCGGTGCATATTGGCTAATAATGGCCTGTATTAGCGGCTCAATAAGTTTTCCCACCAAAACCACAATCCTTCCCGCATCCGGTTCTGTCATCTTGCCCTGATCCCTACCGTAAATTTTGGCGAATCCGTCCAGGGCAGCCATAGCGGTCGCAAAGGAGACAGGCAATTTCTCGTTTAATGCACTTCCCAAACCTTCCCTGATGGCTGCACTATTCATCTCCCAATGCTTCATCACCTGCTTGGCCGAGGAGACTGTATTCAGAGCATTCTGATCATCAAAATTTATAATTTCTTTTTGGAAAGCCGCACAACTTATCAGGGTTAATGAAAAACCTACTGCAAGAAAAACTAACATGAATTTCCTTTTCATAGTATTCTCCCTATGTGAAGTATTTGACCTCAATCTTATCTCCATCAATTATGATGGCCTGGCCCCCGAGTCCTACCCAAGATCCTGCATTCCAACTTGGGCCTTCAGTTGCGAAATGTGTATGATGGAAAATCACTTCCTTTTTCCGAGTTTGTGCCCAATCGAGAAAAGCCAATCTTGTTTCTTCATGTTTCCCAGGATTTCTAACTGTTGCCGTAGTCGGATCTTTGAATATTCCCGTCATTTGAAGATTTCTCCAAACATATCTCACGAAGAATTTTCCTAACCAAGAGGCTTGATAGTTGAAGAAATCTCCAACATGCCCGTGAGTCCAAAGGACTTCTTTGCCTGATTCGAGAACGAGAACATAGGCCATTGGAAGAAGTGGATTAGGATCATGATTGCCAGGCTCCTCAAGAAGCGTCCTACTTAAAATTTGAAATATGGTAGGATACTCAGCCTTAATCTCTGATCGATCGGAATTCTCCCAATCATCAGTTATATCTCCTCCGAGTAAAAGAGAGTATCCTTTGTCGAGGAAGGGTGAAATCGAAGATAAAAACAAGTTGTCATGGCCATCAAAATCATCGGCATTATTTCTTACTCCGAGATGAAGGTCTCCAATGATGATTGCTTTATTTATCTTGATCCGCTGACTCGTTTTCCAGAGAATATCTAAGTGATCCTGAATCTTCATTACCTCACCTTATACTTTGGGAATCTGATTTGCCTTAACTGATGCTCCGAGATAGCCAAGTAATCCCCCTGTTACAATGTTTAATTGATTCGAGGCAGCACTTGGTTGCATATAAATCCAAAATGCTGTCAGCAAAATCACTCCTCCGATAATAAGATTGTTCGTATCGGGTCCTTTCATTTATCTTACCTCCTTTCAATAAATTGAAGTAGTTATCAGGATACGACCATTGTCGATAAAGTTAAGCTCAAGCACATTGTCGCCGGCCGGTATATATCCATCCGATATTTCTGGCGTAAAATATGACGGGATAAAGGGCAGTTCCAAGATCCCGTAATAAATGCTTCCGGTAAATTCGCTTCGACCTAAATACAAATATCCTGGGATGGGTGTAAACTTATATGTAAAGCTGGTACTGGGATCAACCGAAGTGAAGTATACCGATCCATAGGTTTTGCCTTGCACGACTCTGATTATATACGTCCTCTTTTGGCCTGTTACGCCTTGGGTCATGTAATTTGTCAGACCCCAAGATAAAACCTGCGCATCCGGAGGAATGGGTATCGGTATTGGCGTGGGTGTTGGTATCGGTACAGGAGTCGGGATCGGGATCGGCACAGGGACTGGTGTTAACGGTTGAGTGGTAATAGTCACGATCCCCTGGGTATACTCCTTATTGTCAATTATCAGTTTTACCTGAGAAAATGCCATGATGGGAATCAACAAAATCAACATCAACACGGTAATCTTTTTCATGATATTCTCCTTTTAGCCTTCGAAATGGAAAGGATCAACAGGCGACTTCCATCTTCCTCCCCAAGTTCCTCCTCTTTTTTCCCATTCGGTGCCAAGGATCACATAAGAATCTTTGGGATTTTTTAGATCAAAGCCCCATCTAATCTCATCCTTGCTAACAATGAAATCTCTGTCAGTATCCACGATAACCATATAGTCCTTGGCTTGCCACGTTTGATGCTTTCCAAACTTTACTCCCGATCTCCCTGCATTGAATTCTATCAACTGATTTTCGGGTGAGCGCCAAAATGTAAAGCAGGCAATATAGATACCCGCCTCTTCATAAGCCCAGACTTCAAATTTTGCCGATTCAATGAAAAACTGGAGACGTGTCATTTTTACAATCCCGCCTTCCGGAGAAACCTCAGCGCCAGTTCGATTCTTTTGTGCAGGGAGGAGAACTCTTTTAATGCCTCCCCTATCGTAATGTGCCTTTTGACGAGTCTCCGGAAAACCCCTTCCATGCAGGAGGATGCCTGCCTGATCTGTTCCACGCATTCCCTTACCAATCGCAGCCTCCATATCAAAAAAAATATGGAGAAGCGGGCCTTGATCACTCTGAGTGTCCTTTCAAGCATTCCCATTTTTATTTTTGTTGTTCCTTGCCACAAGAATCTTTGTGAGAGTCAACACCAAAAAAATCCCTGCTCCGCTTCCTCCTCCGTAAATTCCAGCGTTCTTAGCAGCCTGGACTTTGATGTCCGTGATATTGTCGGAGATACCGTCTATTTTGTCTCTGATCACCTTTATCTGTGAAAAAATAGCCTGGTCTCTCTCTTGCCCGGCCTTGAAACCTTCCTCAATCTTGCCCTGCCATTTTCCAAGTTCGTATTCATCGACTTTGGCATAGACTTTGTGGTTGGAAAGATAATAAAAATTGGTGAAAAATCCCACGAGAAGGGTAACCAAGCAAGACATGGCCAAAATCTTGTGACAGTGTAGTAGGTTCATTTTTTCGACCTCCTATATCTTCCACCCCTTGATGGTCAAAGCGATGGAGGTGAAAGTTGTGTTCGTCCCGTAATATTGAATATATCCGGACGCATCGCAGGCGACCTCCATGTCAGCGGAGATGTTGACCCCAGAAACCTGCGTCACGATTTCGGCTACATTGATGGCGTTCGCATTCCCCTTCTCTCTCAACCTGAACACGGATCCCGCAGCATCGTCCTGGACCGTCGCCTTGAATTTTATGAACCTCGCCTTTCCGGCCGGCACGACGGATGAGCAATTCAGATCCCTCCATGTCTCATCGGTAGTGAAGGATGTAAAGTCGACCGCCGCCGGATCGCCCCTGTCGACTTCGTAAGGAAGACCGGGAAGGATCAGAACTAGCATCTTCGTCGCCGTGATGGCGTATCCTATGATCTGAACATTGGCCAAAGGCTTGGTCTGAGTCAACGCCCCAGCGCTCGACGGGTCAAGATAGATCGGTCCCCCGATCGTTCCCCACGCCCATCCCGCATTCGTAATTTCTCCCATCCGGTGAATCCTGATCGTCCCGCTCCCGCCTTCTACCGCGATGCCATGGCACGGCTGCTTGGTTCCGTCTGCTTGGGCCTTCCACCATTTGCTATCGGAAGCTTTCAGGTACAATGCTTGGTAGGCGGTCACCGTCTCTCCGAGGATGCCAAGAATTCTCGTCGGCACCTGGTCATTAACGATCTGCATGTCCTGGGCAAGAACAGAATCCCAGCCCTGAGTCGAGTATTCTATGTCGTGGAGATCATACTTATCGTTTGAGATTGTCATTTTTCACCTCTCTTATGCGTTCTTTTCACAATATACCCAGACCAGAGGGGACTTATATATAATCCCGCCCTCCAAGCGGTAGTTCGACAAGTTAAAACCCACCTCACTTGCCAGAGACCCGTTGTCCGCAATGTTCATTGCCTGCGTATATGTCCACGTAACAGCATCAATCGCACTTTGCGTCCTCTTCTTGGAAAATCCTGCCCAGACTTCAACCTCGAACAGTCCCTCATAATCATCATCCGCAAGAGCAATTCCGGGCATCCCGATCCCAGCCCCCTTGCCTCGGTATCTTGGATCCCATGTCAGGATAATGTCCGTGTCGTATCTCGCCGCAAACTGGCTTCCGTTCGCCATGAAATTGGACGGCGTGTAAGGAGCCAGAGCCCATCCATGAACTAACAGCGAAAGCTCGGTAGATTCTAAAATATCTCCCGACTTCCTTGCGTTGAAGGGGACAAATTTGAATTTCCTTACCACGTTGGCGATAAGCTCTGAATTTGCGATCGTCAGCATGGACGAAAGGAAAAAATAAAACTCCGTCCCCTCTGTATGAAGAACTCTCACCGTTCCATATCTTCCCCGAATCACGCCTTCGAGTTTGTACTGCTGACCGGTCAGCGGCGTGATGGAATGAAAGGAAATGATCTCTGTCCCCAGCAGAGCGATGTTCTTCTGCCCGCTGAAAACTTCCGACCATGTGACAGATTCGATGTCGTCTGCATCCTTGACAAATTCAACGATAAAGCCGACATCCTCATCGATCGGATTGGTGTCTTCAGGATATGACCCGACGAGCGTTCCGTAAGGAACGATGTTAGAAACTCGATTGAGAAACAGATAGGATGCCCCTCCATCGATACTCATATAGACATCAAAACCCAAATCCTGATCGCCTTTCCGACAGGCCGCCGGAAGAATGGATATATTTTGTGACAGGACGTAGGGAGCCTCTCTGACGGACTGGTGGTCGAAGGGATAAGCGGTGTAATCTACCCCCGGAGGCCTCAAGTCTCTAATCTTGGAGAACTCCGAAAAAGCGTATATCTTTGAATACATGTCCTCCATGCAATGCAGGACGATGGCCTCCGATTCGAGGCTCTCTTCTTCTATCTGGAGAATGCGGCACACCATCCCCGTGATCCCGTAGGGCGTATAATAAGCTTTGAAGCAGTCTCCAACCCGAAGGTTGAAAAGGTGCCGGTTGACCTTGATGTCGACCATCATGAAGGGGAACGACTGCTTCTGCAGTTCCTTCCTTCCCGCCCAGACCGCATTCTGGTTCGCCGTGAACATCCCGAACTGAATCGTCTTGCTCACGAGCCGACCCTGAACGTCTCGATTTCCAATATCGGTTGCTACGGGATCAGCAGTGGATTGCAGAATGTCTATCGCCATAGGCTACCACCCGCTCCTTTTAGCCATGCCGTACCTCGTCCTGAGCAGATCATACCAGTCCGCCCACTCCTTGATCTTGGGCCGCATGTGGTTATATATGATCAAATCGGCAAAAGACCCTTTTGCGCTGTCATAACCTTTTTCGCCATCCGAGGCGGCAGCCCCAGCGACGATGTATTTTAAGTCAGTCACCGGGTTAACAAAGGTGTTTTGAAACGCATGCAAAACTCCGTCGTCTGTCACGACACACAGATACTGCGCCAAAGGATAATCCGAACCCGCTCCATTCCCCGACGCGCAGAAATAAAACACCCATCTTTGATCCAGCAAATAGCTAAGATACATATTTTCCGCATAAACATTATTATAATAAATACATGAACGATATTCCTTCGACGAATATCCCATACCCCTAAAGAAAGAGGCAAAGCCATGGAAGGAAAAATCAATCGGGCAAACATTGAAAAGATAACAATAATAATTTCCTATGTAATACCCAGGCCATGTTGCACGGTAGAAAATTCCCCAGCCAGGCATATTGTTGTCTTGGCCATGGAAGCTCATTGCTGCATCCAACTCCCCCAGGGCGCAGTCACAAGCCCAACCACTACTTGAGGCAAATCCTTCGAGCTGTTTCCAAAAACCAAGGTTGGGATTTAAAACATCTAAATCGGGGAATACACCTCCGCCCAAGCACCCGTTCTTTGCGCTGTTGCGGGCAATATCTCCTATCCCTTCATCAAACTTGTACCACGCAAGGAGATATGCATCCAAAATTATTCTGTCAGAAATCTGAGAATATTGGATTATCACTTCATTAATCGTCTCGATCCAAGACGGCCTTCTCAAGGTGGGTTCCTCCAGCATGTGCGACTCATCTACGGTTGGCAAATCGCCGAGCGTATAGTCTCCCCTGATCAATTTAAGATGAAACTTTCCGTCGTTTCCATATTGAAGAATGGAGTCGATATGGGTATTGATCGTCTCGATGTAGGTCAATGCCGCCTGTTGATTGTCGAGAAGAAGACTAACTCCTAATCCATCCAGATGCAGTTGATTGGCGACGGCGATGAAATCCGCATCGTAAAGCCATACCGTGGGAAGGCCCGCAAGCTGGCTTAAAATGTAATAAATCGCATGGGCAGGATTGTAGTCGTATACCTGGATAACGTTCTTCGTAGAGAATCCCAGTACAGGAGACTTCCGGACGACAAAGACCATGGTGGGCATTCGGTTATAAGTGTTCATGAAGCAATTATCGAAAAAAGCATAGCACAATCCCCTCAGCGGAGAGTTCAAAGTCGCATCCGACAAAAGCTCGCCTATCGTCGAATTCACCGCATGGTCATCTGTTCCAAAATAAAGGATCATACTGCCCATGCCCGGTATAGCGATGGTTTCTTGGCCACCGGAGATGGGCCGGACGACTTCTCCCTCCCAGATCACCTTGTCGTCCTTGAAAATCGTATAGATAGTGTCGATGGGGCCAAGGCAGATTCCGAGAACCCAGGAGGCGTAATATTTGTACCCTACGAGCTGCTGCTCCGAACCGCTAATGCTTCCGCTCGATATCTCCACGTATTGGGGTTTAGCCTTCTGTTTTCCATAGGTCACAAGAAATCCGGTTATCTTGACCGTTCCCAGGGCATCTGCGATCGGCATCCCCACCGTGTTAGGTGTGAACTGAAAGGGTTGAGCCGGAACGCCAACGGACCGAATGTCAGGGGCCGTAGGGCTGATGATGTTTCCCACCGTATAGCCGATAGCCGCACCGTATAGCGCACCCGTGACGGCCATAAGACCGGCATATGGCCCGAGGATGTACCCGATGACTAAACCTAGTATTCCACCCCCCCATTGCCCCGCAGTGCTCATCCCAGAATCCTATAGGCGAACTTCATCCGATTTAAAAAATAACGATCCTTGACATTCATTCTGCACACCCCTATGTTTTCCAGGGCCTGGTAGACATACCCGTCGAAAAAGAATCCGGCGTGAGAAGCCGCCTTTCCGAAATAGCTCACGATGATGTCGCCGTTCAGCAGCTCGCCCAGGCTGATCTTTTTCAGCAGCTCACCCAAGTCGATCTTTTCAACCTTGAGTTCTCTCTTCAGGCCTTCCGACACCAATTCCCTCGTATTGTGAAGATGCCAGTCTCTTGGATAATCGGGAATCAAGTCCTTCCGCCATTTCAAAAGCCCAAGTTCCTCCGACACCCTTAAAACGAAATGAATACAGTCCGTACCAAGGTGCTTCACACCGCAGCGGTGTCTCCAAGGAGTTGGAGGATCAAGCCATTCATCAAGAATGATCTTCAATCTTTTTTGGTTCTCCAAATCATCGAAATAATATTCTGTCATGGCAGCACGATTGCCGGGTTCTCCTTCGGTATGAAAGGGAACCCAAGAAAATGCTCGATGTTGTTCGTCAAAAACTTGTCCCTGCACGTCTCCGCTCTTCTGTCGCAGCCAGGATAAGCATCAACCGAATCGTCATCTTCCAGGTCCGCCATCATGTAAGCCATCGTAATGGTGTCTCCTGCATGAGCAATGATAGTTCTCTTTTCTGTTCCGGGAGACTTCGGAGGAAGTCGCTCGTATTCGACCGATCCGCCGATAAAGTATCCATTGGGGAATGTCGCAAAATCAGCAGCGGTAAGCTGCGTCAGGGTCGTATCTAGGGTCACTATTGTCGTGACCTTATAGGTAGGAGACTTCACCAGTTTACATCCATCGTCAAAAAGCCTATGGTTGCAGTTAATCTGATATCGAAAGACTGGGACAGGCATGTTCAAAAACTTCTCGAAGCCAACGCACTGGATCTCAGCCGCTACACCCTTGAACGAAACGCTTTTTATCTGTCCAAGGAACACCACGCTTGGTTCGAGAGGAACTTGGTCCCGGTGTAGCCTCATAATCGACACCCAGATTATCTCGATGGGGTTGATGGCGATGTATTTCAGGACTGGATTCTCCACATATCCCGCTTGGATAGCGCACTCCGTCGCCTCTAATTGGCTATTATATTTCACCATGCTTCTTTGCAGCGTGGCCGGAATATAAGGTTTTCTGTCCTCCATAGGTCCGTCTGACGGATAAGTCAACTCCGCATCTCCACTCGTATAGTACCAATGCTCTCCCCCCTCCGTCCAAATGTGGTACAGTTCAACCGGCTTGATCTTGCCCGCCGTTTCCGCATCGATATAATCCTGGGTTATGGTCATGACGGCCTTTCCCCCAGGAGAGTCCGAAACGAAAGGCTCATCCTTGCCACCTCCGGCGTCAAGTATTCGACCTCGATTTCATCTTGGCCGAAGCGACAAAAAAGAAGAAAGCATACCAAAAGCCGTTTTATGGAAGATTTCGGACAATCTCTCCCAACAACGTCGTCGAGATTTATTCGGGTATCGGAGGGAGCGGCGACGATGTCGTTCCACACATATGTATCGTCGGGCCAAATTGTGATTATCGACTTCCCCATCTCGTTTCCAAACCAATACAACGGGTAATTGATCGAGTCTATGTGGAGATGATCATCAGAGGCGAGAAAGCCCTCCGTCAGATGTATGTCCTCCTGCCAGGAAGGAAGCCAGAATCCATCCAGACGGCCCATTCTGGAATCGAAGAAATCGATGTGCTTTTGTATCTCCGATTTTTTGTAAGCGAGGTACTCATATTTTAAAGGAAACATCGTCTCGGTATAATGCGACAGCGGAGTCGTCTTTCCCAAAAAACCGAGCAAGTTATAAGGGTGATCGAATCCATCGTCGATGCCCACCCAATTCGGCTTTATGTTGAAAATGGGCACGCCCTTATATGCATCGAAGCCAGCCGCAGTCCCTATCTTTCTCGTGATTGTGCCGTCGAATTCCTCCGACGCCTCTATGTCGATTTGCCCGATTGCGGAATTGAGCATCTTCAGGGTCTGAGTCGGTGCGATTCTTGTTTGCAGGAGAGGATACACGGAAGTTCCTGTGGGCCACGTGTGGCTGAGATCATTATGCAACGTTATGCGGGTCTCCGTAAGATCGTCTATTTTCCACGTCTCCATAAAGCTTCGAGAGCCGACCATTGCCATTCCGCCAATCTCAAAGTTCCGATACAAAGTCGATCCGACATCAAGAATCTTTTGTCCGGAGGCTGCTACAACAACCAACTCTGTTTCGTCTTGCCAGAATGGAATTCCCCAAACTCCATAAAGATTCTTGTAAAGATTCCCCTTGAATAAGGAGCTCTCTTGTGCATTCAAGGTAAGCATCGAAAAAAGGAGCGACCGACGAGGCCACGTAAAAAGGGAACTCCTCTGCTCACCCCCCCGAAGATTGCCTCCGATAGTGGTTCTCCATCCCCTCTTGTATTTCACCGATTCCGCCCAATTGGGAATCATGAGGGATTCTTCTGACATTTCAAACGCTCCTTATTGAAGAATCTTTTTGACCACCATCGCCCTTGAACTTAAAACGTTTAATATCGCATTCTGACCTCCGGCGGAAGCCAGATACCGATCCAGTTCCCTCGGATCGACCACGTTGATGATACTCAAAGCGGTTCTTTGATCGATGGACGGCGAAATATTCGAGACTAAACCCCCGGAGGCAAAAGCCAAAGAAGGCTGCGATCTTGATGACAACCCGATCAGTTTCGATATGTCCAAGAGACCTTCGTTGATCATCGACATGAATCCCGGGCCATATTTCCTTACGGCAGATTCTTGTATCACGTATTCTCCAGCAGTGGCTCGGATGGGTACGACATCCTTACCAGATGGGCCGGTTACGGCTCCTCCATGCTGTAATACACTGATGATGCCGGCCTCGCCTATGAAGCTCCCCACTGTAGTCGTTGTACCTCCACCACCTCCTACTAAACCAAGAAGCGCACTCAACCAGCTTCCACCTCCGCCTCCCCCTGCCGTCCCGTATCCCAGGGATTTGAGAATCTCCATCTTGAGAATGAGCATCCCTATGTCGACAAGCATGTTCATGACGTTCTTCGCCATGTCGTCGGCAAATTTCTTGAAGGCATCCTTCGCCGACATCGTCCCGCTGGTGAGATTATCGAAGAAGGACTTGATCGGATTGGTGACTGCGTTTAGAAAATCATTCACTGCATTCTTTCCCATCTGAAACGCCGTCGGCAGTTGCTCCCCAACCTCCTTTACCCCCTTCTCCCATCCCTGGATAAAAGTCCCCGTTCTCTCCTGTGACTGTAAAAACAAGTCATTTACCTTTCCCTGGGATTGGGCGATCTGAGTTAGAAAGTCGCTATATTTCTTTGGGTCGGTAATTTGGTCCACCAGGACGAGCCTCTCTTTTAGCTTAGCCTGGAGGTCTACCTCAAGACTGATCTGCTCGTTTATGGCCTCAACAGGCCCCATGGTCAACTCCTTGCGGGCCATGTCGATCATTATCTTTCTTCTGTCCTGCAATCCGTTGAAAATATCCAAATTAAGATCAGCCAGCTTTTGGATGTCGTTGTATCGATCCCTCTCTATCCCCAGAAGATCCTTTTCAAGCTTGGCGGTTTTCTCCACAATCTGGGCGTAGAGGTCGCCCTCCTTGGCTATGTCACCCCTGGCGTCAAGCTCCTGCTGAAGGTTCTGGATTTCCGTCGTCCCGATAGATACAACAAGATCCTTTCTCTTGGCGTAATAAAGCTCTACCGTTATCCGGTTGCGCTCGAAAAGGTCCTGCAACCTATCGAGATAGGACTGCTGGATCGATATCTCCTCTTTCGTTGAAGCCGCCGCAAGTGCAAGAGTGCGTTCCTTCTCTTTTGTGACCCGATCCAGATTGATCTTGTCGACCTCTGCATTATATTTCCCCTCGGCCACCAATTCCGCCTGCCTGATCTTCTCTTTGATGGCCGGTATCTCCCTTATCTTCTTGTCTGAGATCGCTGCCGCTACCTCGGCATTCTCCTGGGCCTTTAAGGATGCTAGGGTGTTTTTAAGCTCCATTTCGGCCTTGTCACGTTGGAACTTCTGGTCGATCTCAAAGGTATCTTTGGCGGCCAACATGGCTTCCTTTAGTGCTTGACTATGCTGGGCTTCGAGCCCGAGCATTTGGATCTGACCGGTGGCATCAACCCTGGCCTTTTCGGCATCGAGGCGGAGCTTCGTCAGAGCCTTTTGGAGCTTGTCCTGATCGCTAATCTGCCTATCAATCCCTGCCTTTCCTTCCTCGATAGCAAAGACAGCTTTGGTAGGGGTAGCACCTGTAGATGCCACTTTAGCCACAATCGGCGGAGCTTTTGATACCAAACCAAAGAATCCCCCGATTGTCGTAGTTATGCCCTTCATTGTGGACCAAGTGGATTCCAATATCATCTGCCATGAAACAACCAGTCCCACCGCCTTTTCCATCCCACTCAGAAATAGGGATAAGGCGTCTACAACAAATATCCCAATTGATTCTTTCCCCTCTTTATATGTCGAAGCCAATTTTTGCATTTTTTCGTAATTATTGGGGATGGTGACATCGCCGAGAAATTGCATCCTGGTCTGAGTTTGTCTTAGAATCTCCTGGACCACCGCCGATTGTTTGCCGAATTCAGTAATCATATCCACATCTATTTTCATCTTATCGGCATATCGCTCGAAGACCTTCTCCATCTCCATCGGGAAAGCCTGTTTTAGCAGACCTCTTGCCGCGAAGGTCAGGACGGCCCTTGTGATAAGCTCCATCGCTTCCTCAACGCCAATCCCCATGAGCCTCGCCCCGACCCTTGCCGACTCGAATAATCTGACGATATCGCCCGCAGGTATACCGGCGACAAGAAGTTTGTTGGCCACGAGCATAATATCCGTGCTGTCCTCATATACACCGGAGATCTGCTTGATGTCGGCAATCAGCTTTTTCCCATCGACCCCGATTGATTTAGTGACATGTCCAAACGATTCTGCAATCGCCTCTGCTTTTGCACCAAGTTCCGCCCATTGAAATGCCTTCGATATCCCCGCATAAGCGGCATAGGCCGCTGCAGTGAGGGCGACCCACTCGGTCTTTAACATTCCGAGCGTCCCCTTCATCGATTCGACGTGGGTCTTGGTCTGGTCGGCGGTCTCCTTGGTGGCCTTCTGCACATCCGCAAGCTGCTTCTTGACCTCTCCAACTTCTCCTATGATCCTGATTATTAGCCTGGCTATTTCTTGATCAGCCATGTCACTTCCTCTTCTTCTTAGACCATTCCTTGAGCATCTTCATCTGCTCCTTCGACGAAGGTTCCACACCCGTTCCAGGCTCCCTTGTCAGATAGTCCACGTATTCCTTCCATGATCTCTTATCCGCTCCAAAGGCCCTGTTCACGGCGACGGCAAGATCGAGCAATTCCCTCTTTCTCCGCCTCTCTGCGACCCTGACGAAAAGCTCAACCTGATCCATTGTGAGCCGGTCAAGTATGTCATCGGGTTCCCCGTATCCCCTGAAAACAAGCAGATCGACGGCCTCGCTTAGCGGGTCTCTTATGCCGCCAGGCTTCTCATCTCCCGTGCGAGGCCAGACAAGTTTTTTATTCGGCCCATATTTTGAAGGATGATGAGCAAGGCCACCTTCAGCGTCTTGTCAAACTCCCAATCCAAGACAGTGTCCAACTCGTCTCCTGTCGTCCTTACCACAAGCTCGGGGATGATGGGAAAAACGAGTCCGAGAAGATCAAGAATCTCATCGATTTTTTCGTCCGGCTTATCGAAAAGCTCTTTGAGGTAATCCTTCTTGATTCCCTTCTCCTTGAACTGGGTCTTCAATTCCCTGAACCAGGGTAGCAAGGCCGTGAACTGTCGGTACGTCCACGGCTTCAGTTTTACCCCTGAGACGGCAATCTCAGGGAACAGGACTTCCATCTCGTCCTTTTTGGATTCCTCTTCACCCATGCCACAACCTCCTATCTGTTATGACTCACCAAGCAGGGTATAGTCGAAGTACGGGGATTCAGGGTGATTTGCCGCATCGTTCAGACAGGTGAACTCGAATGCCATCGTACCCAGAGCGGTGTCGTCGATCAACCCCACGTCGCCAGTCGGTCTGAGTCTCACCTTCCACGCCTGGAAGTGGTACTTCGGCCCCTGATCATTGGTCGGCCAGAGTTCAAGTTGTCCTTCAACCACCGCGGCCGTCATCCCATGAATTGAATAGCTTCCGACTTCGCCGAAAAGTGCGATGCGAAGATTCTCCCTGTCGAACTCCTCAAGGGTAAACTTCCCGATGATCTTTTGGGAGACGGGGATGATGTCATCAAGCCTTTTTATGTTCTCCCGCGCCGTGTAGTGCTCGATCACCTCCTCGGTCGGGGTCAGGGCCATTGAGGGAACATTACCCAAATCCCTCAGTCCTGTCGGCAGTCCGTCGGCATCGAACCTGTCGAAGCTGACGATCCCCTTCCCGAGCCTCAGTAAACCCAAGTCGTGTGATTTTAGTTCTACCATTTTCTTGACCTCCTTTTTGATTTGGCCTACTTTGCCCAAAAGAAAAACCCGTCCCTCGCTCGTGCACGAGAAAACGGGCTTTTCAATAACTTTGGGCTTATCCCCAGTGACGTGGCCAACGTATGGGGATTTTTATTTAACTGCTAAATGATTCTTCTATATCCCCCTTCCCTTTCTAATAACTATATGGATTCCCGTAATTGTGCGCTATCATCACCGCATATGTGGAGACCGCCATCCCCGCTCTGAACTCGTCGTCGTAATAGAGGATGTCGTCCCCCGTGCACTCAATCTTGACACATGGCTTGGTTCCCATAAGCGCCAAAAGCTTTATCTCTATATCCGCCTGCAAAGCCTCACCCACCACGTCAACACTATCCATGCCCGTCCTCTCTATCGATGTCTCCACCTGAAGATCGAACTCAACAAATTGTACCCTATTGTCCCTCCTTTTCCGGGATGCGAAATAGGCGAACCTTATGAACGGTGCCTTGAAGTTATCTCTATCCGTGGGTACGGTCGGTCTCCGCTGCACGTCATGACTCGATTCAATCACGGTCTTCAGAGCCGTCTCTACCATGTCCATGAATGCAGTCTTTGCGGGTTTTGCCATCAATTACCCTCCTAAAATGTTCACGCCAATCCCCTGCAAGTCACCCATGACCTTGAGGCTAAAAGCGGCAACTATCTCCTCGGGATGGACTCTGGCTGGGATGGACACGCTTTTTTTCAATAGGAAAAGCGGGACTATTTTTGTCTTGAATTCCCCCGCTCTTTTGCCCTTGACGAATTTCTCCCTTCCAAAAATTATCAGATTCCCCTTTTTGCTCTTGGCCACGAATGTCTGACCCCACACCGAATCGCTCGGAGCCGGGGCCTTTGTGAGTCCGGCCTTCGTCTTGGCCGCTGGCAACGGGATTGTAAGAAATTTCTTATTTTTGGCCGTGATTACGGTCGAGCGATTTCCCCCCACATGGACTCTTGCATATCTCCCGGCTGGCGTTCCTCCCCCTCTTGCGATGTCTCCCCCGATTGACACCCCTGCCTGGACGGACTCATCCTTGACTTCCGATTTAATGGGAAGTACTGAAGCCCTCAATGCTCCAGACCTGACGCTTATCGATGTACCCCCTGTCTGCCCGCTCATATGCTCCGTCCTGATGAACTTCTGAAGCCATATCGAATCAAGATCAAGGACCCTGATAAGCTTCTTGACAATTCCAGGGTAGACCTGGTCTATCTTGCTTTCATAGATGATGTCGGTCATGTTATTAGTTTCGGTTCCTTTCCGGTTAGATCAACCCACCTCTGGATTGAAACGGCACAATAGGCTGGAGAAATATCTATGGCTCTACATTTGCGATTAAGACGTTCGCAGGCGATTAGGGTGGTGCCGGAGCCGAGGAAGGGGTCGAATATTATTTTGCCTGCGCTGGTTGACACTTTTTCAAGTAACCATTCCCATACCTTGACTGGCTTCGGGGTCGGGTGTCCCTCTTCGCCTTCTCGATCGGACGCCATAACTATGCTGTCAGGCCTGCGTCCTTTGCCCTCTTTCAGGTAAGGGTCAGCCCCATAATACAAAATTGGATTAGTGCCAGCGAACCCCCACGAACAGCCCCCGCTAGGCGCGGGGTGTATCCATGCGCCAACCCAGGCGGGTTGTGGATATTCCCACATCGAAGGCACGCCGGGGGTAAGGGCTGCGGCAGGATATTCAAGAATGATAGGCATGATTTTATGAATAAGTTTTTTTACTTCTTCCGGTGTGTCTTGAAATTGTCCATAATTAACACCCACGCCATAGGGGGGATCTGTCAAAACAGAATCAACTTTATCGCCCTGTAGTAGTTTTGAAATAACCGCCCTGTCTGTGCAATCGCCGCAAATCAGCCGATGCTCTCCGAGTTCCCATAACTGCCCCAATTCCACTCCCCATTTTTCCTTTAACTCCTCAGCCTTATCAATTTGTGGTTCCGGAGGCTCTTCTGGCTCATCCTTCATCCATCCCTTCTCAAATTCCTTCCAGTCGATCTGAGGCAACTCCACATCCATTTTAAGGTCGTTGAAATCCAATCCCTCGGCGTTCAGAAATTCGTATAACCCATCTTCTGTCACATTGGCATAGATAGCCGAATAGACAAGAATAAGCCTTACAGCCTCCTTTCTGTTCTTACACCTGATGAAATTTGCGGGCAAAAGGCCAGGTATCTTATACCCGTTTCCCTTTATCTCCTCCATCGCCTTCTTCCGGTGGTGCCCGTCCAGAATCCATGTCTTCCCATTGTTCTGCCATACATTGAATGGCATTATGAAATCATTCTTCTTTAAGAAGTTTTTCAGCCTCTCAAAAGACTCCTTAGTCATCTCCTTAAGGTTTGGATTCTGAAGCCAGTCAAGCTTCTTCCATTCCACCGGTTCGGTCTTAATGATTTTGTTTTTGATCTCCTGGCTGTCAGTCATGCTATCGATATCCTCTTGAATTTATCCAATACGGCTTGGACTTCCGGCAGAAACTGTTTGATATCTGCCATCTTCGATATCGAGCCATCTGGATAGGTGACGGTCGATAGCCCCAGATCCTTCCTCCGCCTGAACCTGTAGCTAATCTGCTTAAGAAGAGCCATTTTTAGGCTTCCATTGATCGTGTCAGAGTCATATCCCCCATCGTACTTCACCTTTATGACCAGCCTGCCCCTGAGAAACGCTCTGCATCCCTCAAAAAATGTGTCGTCCCAGTACCTGTCCATCCAGGCGATGCCACCCGATCCTATGTCTTTCGGATTTCCGATCCTGAGTATTCCCCTTTCGGTGTAGACCTGGTATTCGCTGGGGTCGATCAGGGTGGATGAATCGAAGGTTCTTGATAGATCCTCCCACACCGAGACGTTGCTGATATTCAGATGGGGAAGCATGAGATAGCTCTTCCCGCCATCAAAATAGGCAACCTCATCTGTGACACCTTCAATCTTGGCGTCCATATACCCCTCGGCCTCCGAGATCATACCGTCGATATAATGTTGTAATTTTTTATCAGAAGAGGCGTCATCATCCGGCATATCCAACTCGTCCTTAGCATCTTCGAGCAAAATCAGGCTCATGGGTCCCTCCAAAGTTAAGAAAGAATCTGTCTAACGAATATCTTTAAGTCATCCTCTGCGATTTCCGTGTTGCTCAGATTCAAGCGTACCCTCAAACTGTAGTCCTCCCCAGCTGTTCCTCCTTTGACTTGAATCAAGATTTTCAATCCGCTCTTAGATGATGTTCCTATCATGTCAGTTTTCTCTGTGCCCTCGCTGTCAAAAATCTTAGTTTCGGCAGAAGATATACTTGCCCCTGTCGGGACGGCATCGGTGCAATCGATTTCAAGAATCCGGATCTCCGCCGGTTGCTTGAGCCAATTCTTAGGGTTCATCTTTATTCCTCGTCTATTTCTCGAATTTGAAAATGGGCCTGCTTTTAAATGAAAATTTGAGCGGCTTACCTTTGAACCTCAAAAAGATGGTGCCGGCCAAAACCGCCACGTAATTCTTTATCTCCCGGACTATTCCGGAGAACGATATGCTTCCATGAACGGACCTCTCCCCCACAAACTTGCGGATCACTTTACCGGATGAGAAGACCAAACCCGTCTCGATTCTCTTGTAGACCACTTTCCTGACAACAACTCCCCCGGCCCACGAAAGAGTCCCCACAACACTTCTTAAAATTACAACGACATTTTTAAGTGCTTGGATTATTCCGGAGAACAATATACTGCCGGAAAGGAACCGTCCACCCGCAAACTTCCGATAAATGGCCCCAGATGATAGCAATGTTCCAACGTCCATTCTCTTCCCTGAAAACTTTCTCAATAATGTGCCGGCCACCCAAGAAAGGGAACCCGCCTCAACCCTATTCCCTTGAAACTTGCGGATCAAAGAACCTGCTTCCAACGCAAGTATCCCAACGAGGCTACGAACCACACTCCATTTCCTTGTTACTGTCCCATAGGTCCACGATAGATTTCCAAGGATAATTCTTGCACCTAAAAACTTTCTTACGACTGTTCCCTGTGCCCAAGATAAAGCTCCAGCCTCGGTTCTTTTACCTGAAAACTTTCGAGAGGCTGTCCCTCCCAACCACGATAAACTTCCCGTGAGCTTGCGAGGAGCATTGTAAATTCTTCCCACTGTTCCCTGCACCCAAGTCAAAGTACCAGCTTCCCTTCTTCCTCCGGCGACCTTCCTTACAACCGTTCCCGTAAGAGGCATCTCAATCTCCAAAAACGAACATTTTCTTTCCCCAGTGGGCACACTTCACACCGCCATGAACCCACACCTCGAAACCAGCATCACGTGCACGCTGGCAGTACCCCCAATCTTCAGAAAGATATTCCTGATTATAAATAAAAGGCATATAGAGCGCCCACGCCTTGTCTCCGCTAACATTCCGCTTGTAGTGCAGTTCGGGATATTTCTCAATCATCCCCTCGACAACTTTTCTTTTGACCATAAAACATCCAGTCGAGACATATATAGCTGGCGTCAAAAGTCCATGAACCAAAACATCGTTCCATGACGGACCATCCACAGGCAACCGGACTGCGGCAACGGGATTATCCTGCTTCAGCCGATATATCCCCGCCACGATGTCCTTATCAGCCTTCGCAAGCGTGGTCAACGTGTCGGGTGCAATTGACACATCGTCATCAATCGAGAAAAGATAGTCCGCCCCCTTCTGCATGAAGGAAACGAGGTCGTTGTTTCTGGCACGGTCAATCAGGCTGTCCCCCATCTGTGGAGGAAAAACTGTATCAAACCCATGTTTGGCAGCATCCCTCATGGCATCCTCTATCGAAAGAACGGTCGCCCACTCGGGATTCCGATTGCTGCAACAGGAGATGAAGATTTTCTTTTTTTCTTTCCCAAACATAAAACCTCACGTCTTATTAAAAGTGTTTCCTCCAATGTCCCTCATCACTTCCCACAGTTCAACAGCGTTGCGAACCAGTATGACATGGAGCCAATGAATCTTGTTTCCGGTTCCCTGCTTTACATACTGCTTCATCGTTACCGATACTGCTGTAAATCCTGCCCAGAAGCACTCGAAAAAACTCTCCTCGCTGAATGCCCTGCAATGGGTCGGATCGCCCCACGCATCGGAAGAAAGATAGTAAGGAACGATGACATTCAGCACTCCCTTATATTTAATGATCCTTGCCAACTCCCTCTGCATCGCTCTGAGATCAGGCAAATGCTCAAGAATGTGAGAGGCCCATACCATGTCGAGAGAGGCCGATTTGAATGGAATTCCTTGCCGAATGTCAGCCATGACGTTGCACGGCTTCGTAATGTCAAGGTTCACCCAGTCCTTTGAGTACCGAAAATCGTTCCCCGCACCAAGATTCAAATTCACTTTATGCCTCGGCACTTACACTTAATTCATAGGTAAAAGCAACGGTGTCGTTCGCAATCACAACCGGCGCATTGGGCACAAGGTTCCTGTCCATCATGGTTCCACCTGTTGCAACATTGAACAGACCCTGCTCCTGAACGGTATAGCCTGCCGTAGCTGTGATGGTGGCTATGGACTGATAAACTCCAGCCCCATTGTTCTGCTGATTTCCCGCTACCCTCGTCTCCCTCGAATTATTGAGGGCAGTTCCAGCATTCGATTCGGCAGCCGAGTTGTCGCCCATGTCGTGGAACCTGAAGTTGGCGAAAGCCGTATTAGTAGTTATCAGGGAGGCAACCAGATAGTTGGCAAACGCCGTCGTCACCTTCTTGCAACTCACCAGCCCGTAGTCGTCGCAGTGCCAGATGTACCCCCGCTTCCTGAAGACCTTCACCCGCAGAAACCCTAACAACTCAAGGACTCCCGCCGGATGGGTGTGCCGGATGGCCTCGTAGATTTCCGCCTGCTCCACGCCCTCGGGAATGATGCCCCTTCTGACCAGCCGCCCTATTTTGTTGAACCGGACATTACGACTGAGCCTTTTTGTGATATCCTGAAACATTGTCGTTCCTCCTCTCCTGCCAGCTTCCTTCTGACAAGCTCCCTCTTTTGGATTTTGTTACTGAGCCTTCTACCTCGAATATCGAGGACATAATTCCCATCCCTGACCGCCTTTAAACGCCTGGGACAGGGATTCCATATTCTTAACAGCCCGATGAGGATCAGGTATAAGATTCTCCAAAACATCCCTTTGGGTTCGTAAAGAGTCATAGATTGCTCCTGTGATTTTTCTTTTGGCAGATGCCAATCTTTTAACCGTTCCGCCCACCCATCCTACGGCTCCGGCAACTGCTCTCGGATAATTTGAGGACACTGTCCATGTTAGCGAAATATGTCCAGGTCCACCTGCACCTACTCCTGTTGCTACGGTCTGACCATCTCCACCCGTGCCTGCTCCGGTAGAACCATAGGTGTATGTTTTTGCTGCTATGCCCACAGCATAACTACTTCCTCCACCACCAGATACAGCAGCACCAGCAGCTTGACCAGTATTGTAACTCTTACCCCCTTTACTTCCGGCAGTACTGCCATATCCACCACCTCCTCCACCATACAAATTACCCCCTCCTGCTGCTACGGTCTGACCATTTCCACCGTCACCACTTGTACCACCTGCTCCACCATTGGCAGTTGATGAACCATCTGTAGCATTGCCGCCATTGCCTCCATTAGAATTACCTATGTAATGTCCAAGTAAACCAGCATAAGCAGTTAAAATTCCAAATGTTGTATTTGAACCAGAATTACCATCTACTGCACTCCCCAATCCCCCATAAGGAATTGCTGCTCCTCCATTACCTACGGAATAGGCAATAGTGTTACCTGGAGTCAGTCCAGTTATGGTATAACTGACAATTACCCCAGCACCCCCACCCCCACCTACACCTGCGTTGGCATATGCTCCTGTTCCACCACCGCCGTACATAGTAACCGTGACAGAAGTAACACCCGTAGGTATAGTCCAGTTTCCACTTTGTCCTGCATTATATTCCTGAGAACCCATAAGTCTCCCTATTTATTTCATACCCAAGAAAGCCCTTGCTACTATCGTCGCTAACTCCGCTCTTGTGGCCAGTTGATCAGGTCTAAATGTTCCGTCTCCGAATCCTCTCACAATCCCCTGATTGTGGAGGGCTGTGATATAATTGAAAGCCCAATGATCCAGAGGAACATCGGTAAACGGCTGAACAATATCCGCACCTTCTATAACAATGCTTTGCAAAAATCCCTCAATCATCTCAATCCACGTAAGCATCCCCTCTGGCAATGCACCAAAGGCCAATTGGGGAATCACTGATTCTGCGCTAAAATACTGGTTCATAAAATCATTGAATGGGGTGATGATACCATCCTGGACTTTCTTCCGGGCAGTATCTATTGTTTGCCCAGTATCAGTCCACGTCTCATCGACGAGATGAGCAAAAAGAAGTTCCGGTGTGGCAATCTTCCAGTCCCCTTTGATAAGTTGAACCGTCCAGGTGAGAACCATGTCAGGATTTTTGATCACGATAAGATTATATGTGATCCCAGATTTCATCAATGGACTGATCAGGCTTTTCCCGATTGGCCATAGTTCCATTTGTTTTCCCCTTTCTACGATTTTGAATGATTAAAAAGCATTTCCCTTGCTTTCGCCATCACGTCCCCCACGGTTATAGACCTCATGCACTCGTTGGACTTGCAGACCTGAAAGGCCGACGTGTCCTGGCACGGGACACACTTTTGTCCGGCCTGGATGATTTTCGATCCTTTCCCCCTCGGGGCATTCTTGGTAGGCAAGGTCGGCCCGAACATGGCGATCAGCGGCACTCTAAGAATGTCGGCGACGTGCATCAACCCCGTATCCGTCGTGACGAGAAGATCGAGTTGAGAGATCACCTTCGCCGTCTCCAGGATGTTCAGCTTTCCAGTATAGTCCGCCGTCATCTGCACGTCCTTTGGAATTTCGTTCTCCCTTCCGAGGCCCACCGTCGCCCCCCCAAAATATAGATTGAGCGATTCGGAGAGTCCCCGAAAGTGCGGCCACCCCTTCTTATCCCAGTAGTGGGTTGATGTCCTGAAGTACCCATTACACAGCCCGATGATCGGCCTTGGGAGGTCAAGAATCGGTTTGTCAGCAAGAGGGAAAATTACCTGCGGCACTGACCCCTCATACCCCATGGCATATGCTATGTCCATATAGTGGTCGGCCTCATGCACCATCGAAGACCTCCAAGATGGTTTGGGGGTAATCCTCTTCTTCATGTTGCTGAGGAAAACATAGAGTACATCGGATTGGACTCCATGCACAGAGAGATACCAAAGATCATATTTCTTCTCGTCTATCCTGTCTCTGGGCCAACTCAAGACCTTATTGACAACCGGCCACGCCTTGCAAAGCTCTTCCACGGCTTCCCTCCGACTATCCGACCATTCATCGGTTAGGCAGATGTCTATCTGTTTATTCTCCGTCATGGATGCGACTGCTTGGAGTGCTGGCATCATCATGCAATAATTTCCACAACCGTTCGAAAAGTACGCCAAAGC